AGCTTAAGAAAATGAATAACAATAGAAAGAAATAATGAAAACTAAACTAATTATAATCACTTTGTTACTCGTCTTATCGAGTTGCAAATCACCTAGATTATCCGACCGATGTGCTGACAAGGGTCACGGCATTTGTCCGATCTGCAACCACTTTCATTGATCTATTATGAGTATTGAGATGTTCTTTTTCTTTATCGTTATTATGATTATGGGCTTTAGCCTTTTATACCGTGAATAAAATATGTATTAAATGTGGCTTGACATTGTACTGCAATGAGCAAGAATCCGACATCTGTCTTACCTGTCTTGCACAGAGTACACCACATTGCAACTTTGGAGATACTTATAGCTCCATCGAAGGAGTAATTAGACAAACAATAAAACAACCAATGATAACAACTAAAAAGAAAGCAAACAATACGATGTGGAATGGTAAACCTACAAACTTTAGTATTAAACAATCCTTAGAGGTAGTATGGGAAGCCATACACGAATGGAATGAACAAGCTACAGACAAGGAATACCATGTCGATGCTGTTAAACTGGGCATGGCTTGGATCATGGAAGAACTAGGCTATGGATATGATAGAGACGGAGAAATAGAAAGGGAGGAGAGACCACTATGATAGAATTAGAAACACCTTGGCAAGCACCTGAAAAAGTTAGATTAGCTATTATTGATTTGGCATTAGCTCATATCAAAAAAGTTGAAGCTAATCCCGAAGTTAAAACCAAAGGAGATAACTTTGACTATTGGTATAGCTACGAACTAGAAGATGGCACTTACATAGACTACAATATTTATTGTGGGGATGAGGTCTGCGAATTGAAACAAGATGGAAAGTATGAATATACTGACCCTAGCGCATGGTCTTGGGATGTTGCTTGCTACGCAGTCAATCCACCTACTGAAGAATTTAAGTATCATTCAACAGATACTGATAGAACACAATATTTGTGTCATTATAATAAAGATGGAAATAGAAAAATAGTTTTTAAAAAATCATGATAGAAGAAACCATGCAGTATATCTTTGACACTTACTTTAAATCTAAGTTGAAGAACAACGAATACCACAACCATAAATACTTTCCATTGTACCTGTCCTTACAGCATTTGTTGGATGAGTATAATAATAAGAATAAAACTAACCGATGAAAGATATACCTAAAAAATACATACACCAACAAGGTAAGAATAAAGGAAAGTTTATACAGCATAAAATCTTTGCTCAAGGCAACTTCAAAAGAGGAGATCAACATCCTTTTATAAAAGCATTGTTCTTTTGGTCACTAAGATGTGATGGTATCAGACAGATATGGATGATAAAAGAAGTGTTTGATAAAAAACTATCAAAAACAAAAAACAAAGCTAAGGAATGGAGAATTAAAAACACACAAAATAGATCATCATATATGAAAGAATACAGAGAGAAAAATAAAGAGCGTATTCTTAAACAACAGAGAGAATATAAGGTTAAAAACAAGGAGAGATGTGATGAGAAAGGAAAAGAATGGAGTCGCAAAAACAAATTAATTAAGAACGCAAAAAATAGAATTTACATGCAGTCTTATATCAAAACAGATAAAGCTATAGAACTCCGTAAAAAAAGAATAAAGAGATATGAACAAAACATTTCATTCAAATTAAGAAAGAATCTGTCAGGACGAGTTAGGATGGCTTTAGTTCAAGGTCAAATAAGAAAAGAAACAAGTACAAGTAAACTATTAGGTTGTAACATAGATAACTTAAAAAAACATTTAGAATCTAAGTTTCAAGATGGTATGACATGGAATAACATGGGTAGAGGTGGTTGGCATATCGATCATATTATTCCGTGTGCATTCTTTGATCTAACCAAACCAAGTCATCAAAAGATTTGTTTTAATTGGCAAAACCTCCAGCCTTTATGGGAAAAAGATAACTGCTCAAAAGGAGATAAATTACATTGGAGTATTTTGTTTACAATTCTAATTAATAACTACAGAACAATAACCAATAAATAAAATGGACGAAGATATAGATATTTACGATGATCTAAGATTTGAGTACGAGTTTGAACTTGTACGTGACCTTAGAATTAAAAGAGGAGAAGGATGGAGATACGAAGAACTAGACGACGAAGAAGAAGAGGAAGAAGATGAGTAGTGACGAGGACTACGAGTTCGTTGAGAAGTATGGGTGGAAGGCTTTCTCTGAGGAAGTCAATGAAGCTTTTGAGATATTCTTTCAAAACACAGAGCTAGGATATGATAAGGATGGCAATGTAATAAGAACAGATAAGAAAAGAGTACACCCTAGACAGAATAACAATGACTTTCTATTCGGAAAATACACAAAGAAATGCAAAACGAAGAAGCATTAATGGTACACCTTGGCAAGGCTAGGTACAACAAAGCTAAAGCATTACGAGAAAACAACAATTTATTATCCGAAAATCCTAGCTATAAAAAGTTAGCTGATTCAATGCACGGAGATGTTGCAAGGGTGATAGGTAAGTTCTTTGATGATTGTTCAGAGCAGGGATCACCTTGTCCAGTCTGGTTGCCTTTGCTTTGGGATTTAGATGCAGATGTAGTTGCTTTCCTAGCTATCAAAAGAGCTATGGATTTATTGGATGGTAAGGACATGACCTTTGCGTATGTATCTTTTGAATTAGCTAAGGCAATAGAGGATGAAGTACGAGTCCGTTACTTTAAAGACTATGTGGATACGAATACATGGAAGTTGTTACAGAGAGATAGAAAGAATGTAAAATCAAGGCAAAGATTTGTTGACAAGTTCTGGATTAGAGAAAAGAACTTACACTCAAAAGGAAGGTACGAACGCTTTAAGCTATGGACTCAAAAGAACAAGGCTAAGATTGGTGCTTGGTTGTTTGAGATAATAAGGATGCAGACTAACTTGTTCTCGCTTAAAAGCGTACGAGTCCGTGATGGAAAGTATATAAAAAAGATAGCACCGAATCCTAAGCTACACGCATGGATAAAGCAGTACGATGAAAACTCTGAATGTCTTCGTCCGTTTTGGTTAGCTACTTCTGAAGAACCTGTTGAGTGGGAAGGTAATTACGGAGGTGGATACTTGAGCGATGGACTTCCCATGCTTCCTATAATGAAGAATGCTTACGACATTGATAACAGAGACTTTAGTAAGTTATATGAACCATTAAACAAGCTTCAAAGTGTAGCATATAGAATGAATGTGAAGCAATATGAAGTGATGCTTAGGTTATGGGAGGGTGATGTGTCCGTAGGGTCTATGGAAAAGCGTGAGTTGTTACCTTTGCTTGAACCCATTGAGAATTTAAAAGAGAAAGACCCTGAAGCATTTAAAGCTTGGAAAAGAGAAGCTAAATATGTACATGATTGGAACTTAGAAACAAGTGGCAGGAGACTTAGATCACTGCGTATAATGTATGTTGCAAAGCTATATAGTAAGAAGGAAAAGTTTTACTTTCCATATCAAGTAGATTACAGGGGCAGAGTATATACTGTGCCATCCTTTGTTAGTCCACAGAGCTGTGACTTAGGAAGGAGTTGCATTGAGTTTTACGATGGTGTACCCATCAATAATGAAGAGGATGCTAGGTGGTTAAAGATACACGGAGCTAATGTATGGGGAAGGAAGGGTACATTTGAGGATCGCATTGCCTGGATAGAACAGAATACAAAAGAGATAATTACAATAGCTAATGATCCATATAATTATAAATTGTGGCATGATGCATCCGAGCCTTGGGCTTTCCTTGCATTCTGTTTTGAATACGCAGCGTTCAAGAAGGAAGGCTATGGATTCTTAAGTCACTTACCTTGCAGGATGGATGCTAGTTGTAATGGAATACAGATATTATCTTTGTTATTAAAGGATGAAAAGATAGGCAAGCTAACTAACTTAGTACCTAATCTACCACCACAAGATGTATATCAGCACATAGCTGACAGGGTTAACAAGAACTTACACAGAGCTAAGAACAGACAGAGTCTAGCAGGTGACTGGTTGAAGTGGGGAATAGATAGGAAGTATTGTAAAAGGATAGTTATGACTAAGC